GCCGCTACGGTGAATGAGCAGACCTGAAACCCGGACGTGTCGACGCGGCTGGTCTGCGACGTCTTGACGGCGAGCTGCGCTCGCGTCGACAAGAGCCCGCCTCCCCGGCCGAAGTGCCGAACGTTGGTGCCGTCACCGTGCGAAGCGAGCAGAACAGCCCGCGCCCAACCGGCGAGTGCGCGGGCGTCGGCCTCGGACTGCGCCCAAATCGCGATGCGGACCACGGCGGTCGAGTCGGCCGCCGTCTTCGAGGTCTCGCCGTCCGAGGCGACCAGGCCGAACGGCATGTTCGGGGCGCCGGTGTCGGCCGTGTCCGGGAGGATCGTTCCCCACGTGACCGAGGCGCCGGCGGGCGGCGTTGCGGCGCGTAGAACGGCGAGGGTGCCGAGCAGCGGATCCCCGAAAGCCCAGAGGTCAGAGGACACGGTCGCGCACCTCCAACCCGAGGCCGGCGGCGGCGCGGGTCAGCACGCCGTCAGTGACCTGGTAGTGCGCGTGGACCGACACACTCGCGGCGCCTCGGTCGGTCGTGTACTCATGCACCGGGACCGGGCTCGCGCCGTTGATGGCCCCGCTCGCGGCCTCGGCGACCTGGTGCGCAACGTCGTTCATCAGGGCGCGCACCTCGGCAGACTTGAGGACTTCGGCGATGCCCTTGTGATCGAGCTTCACGTTCGACTCGGACATCACGCACCGTCCGGAAGTCTGTCGAGGGTGGCGACCCACATGACGCGCCGGCCGGGCGGCCCGAGCGACACGGGCAGTCCCTTGACGGCGTACAGGGCGCCGCTCACGGCTAGCCGGTCGTGCGGCCGAATGTCGACGGTCGGCGGTAGGAATACGGCGGTACCCATGCGGGCGGCCGGCGTCGTGACAACGGCGGTCCATCCGGTGGTGTTCGCGTTGCCGTATGCGTCGGCGGCCATGGCGCGCATGATCGTGACGTCGTCAGGGAATCTCATCCGCGCCACGTCCAGCGCTGCCAGTTGCCGGCCGGGATCCCGCGAACATCGGGCTTCGACGTCAGGATCGAACCCGTACCGCGCCACGACTTACCGGCTCCGTACGTCGCGGCGTCGGCGGCGATCTGGACCGTACGCAACTCGTCGGCGGTCAGGTAGATCCCGAGCGCCTGCTGATTGTTGCTGTAGCTGTAGGTCGCGCCGTCCGCTGCGACAGTCTCGGACGCGTACCCGTTCGGGTTGTTGTAGGCGCGCATGGTGACTTGCAACACGACCACGACCACGGCGGGCGGGGCCGTGGGCGTGCCGGTCGAGTCGGTCCACGGCATGTGACTTTCGGCGCGGACAAGCTCGGAGGCGTCCTCCAGAGCGGCCGTGGCGCGGTCGAGGTCGAGACCCGCGAGCGTCCCCGTAGCGAGGCCGAGGCGCGTCTCAAGCTGAGCGATCGTGGCCAGCGTGGGGAGAGCAGTCATCGCGGGTGGCCTCCGTGGTTACGCGTCGTAGGCGGCAAGCGCGGCGGTCAGCTTCGCGCGAGCGGCGGCGATGCTCGCGGCGCCGCCGGTCAGAAACGCACGCTTCAGCTCGTTGAGAGCGAGGACCACGTCGCCCTGAGTGCCAGTGGTGGCAGCCATCAGTGGTTTTCCTTTCGGTGAACAGGCCGGGGGGGTCGCCATCCGCAGATAGCGACCCCATCAATGCCCAACGTTGGGCGTGACGACTTACGCGCCGGCGCCGTCGTTGACGCGCAGCACGAAGTTCACCGGGGTACCGGTCGAGCTGACCTGAGCGTTCATCAGCGCGGCGCCCGCGTAGACGTTGAGGATCTGGCGGTCGCCCAGCGCGGACGCGTCGTAGTCGCGGATCAGGCGAACCGGCACGCCGCCCTGCGCCTGGATCGACGCGCCGTAGGGCACGCCCTGCGGCACGACCGGCGCCCGCAGCGCCAGCGTGATCGCGTCGCGGTGGAAGAAGATCGCCTCGGTGGGGTTGAGCCGGTTGCTCTCGATCACGTTGAACCCGGCGATGCGGGCCGCGCCGGTGTTTGCGAACGGGTCCGCGCCACCCTCGGCACCGACCGCCGAGACCTGCGCCAGGACGTCCGCGTAGACGCCGGTGCCCACGGCCGCGTAGAGGCCGGTCGCCGGCGCGGACATGTCGCGCAGGGTCTTGCGGGCGAGCAGGAACAGCGGCATGAGGGAACCCACGGTGCCCATGGTGTAGATCGAATCGAGCGCGGCGGCCTCGGTGACGCTCTGGAGCTTCGCCACGACCAGGTTTTCGACCGCCTCGGCGACGGCGAGGGTCTGCGGGGCGAGCACCTGCGCGACGCCGTCCTCGATGCGCAGCGTCAGGTCTTCGTCGGACAGCGCCACGGCCGAGTAGATGTTCGTGGTCAGCGACACGGGCTGAGTGGTCTCGGACAGGGTCGAGATGGTCAGCGCGGTCGAGGCATCCAGTGCGCGGCTGGACGCGGTCAGCGCGGCCGGGATGCGCACGTTGACGGTCGCGCCGCGCTTGCCGGCGAAGTCGGCCGACCAAGACCGGTTGACGACGCCCGCGAGGCTCATGTCCTTGCTGACCAGCGCGGAGGCGGTGGCCGACAGGTTGTCGGCCAGGATTGTCTTGAAGGTGTTCGCCATGGCGGCGACGTCCTCTCGTTAGATGAGGCGCTTGTGGACCTTTTCCGCGAGCGCCAGCGGGTCGAATGCCTCGGCCGCGTCACTGGACTCGTGACCGGCGGTGAGTGTCGGGGTGGGCTTGCCAGGGATCGCCTCGGCGGCGTCCGTGGCCTTGCCGACGCCGAGCCGGGCGGCGAGCGCTTGCGCGCGCGCGTCGAGGTCGTCGTCGGAGACGCCCGCGAGGAATGCGGCGTCCTCGTCGCCGAGGCCGTGCTTCGAGATCACGGCCCTGCGCTTGTCGGCGGCCTCGCGGTCCGCCACGGCCTTTTCCGCCCGCTCGGCGCGTTCGATGGCGCGCTGGACCTCGGTCTTCTCGGCGTCGGCGCGCTCCTGAGCGGCCTTTTCGAAGGCGGAGACCTTGCCGGACAGCTTTTCCTTGTCGCCGCGCAGCCCTTGAATCAGGGACCAGGCGCGGGAGGGGTCGAAGTCGGCGCCCCACGGCGGCGTCTCGGGCGCGGCGGGCGCGGTCGAGGCGGCGGCGTCGGGGGTCGGCGTGCTGTCGGCGGGCTGGACGGGTTCGGGCATGGTTCGTCTCCTGGACGTGGTCGCGCGCTGGACCTGCCATCACGCGGTGGGGTGGGTACGGTCAGCGCCCGTGGCGACTGCCGTTTTTGCGGCCGGGGCGGTCAACGCGCCCGACGAATTGCGGTTCGACCGTGCACAAACAGTGGTCGTGATACGGGTCGCCCTCGCCGGCGTTCGCGGCGCTCTTGTAGACGGCGCCTCGGCCGGCGAGCATCGCGCAGAACGAGCACGGGTGCCCGTCAGTGACTCGGCGCCATGCCTCGGCCTGGTCGTCGGCGAGGACGTTTCCTCGGACGGTGCCTCGGCCGGCGTCGGCGATGAGTCGCGTTAGCGCGCCGGCGCTGGCGAGCAGCGCTTTCATGAGAGCGACGTTCATCGAGTCGCCAGCGGCGAGCAGGGTCTTAACGCGGACGGGGCCGGTGACGAGTAGCGAGGTCTGAATCTGGATGTCCGGCGCGTCGTCCACGATGACGGGGTCGTATAGACCCTCGACGTCGTAGAGCGTGCGCATCGTGTCGTAGTAGGCGGCGGCGACCTGCGCCGAGGTCTCCCGACCGGACTTGACGACCCCGGTCATCGCCTGCATGTACGTGGCGAAGTTGTCGAGGTTCGACGGGGTCATAAGCGTTTTCCACGCGGCCGTCAGTTGCCCAACCGAGTCGAGGGCGATGTTCGCTTGCGCGACTCGGTGAGCGTCCGTGAGTTGGAAGGCGGCGGCGTCGAGCGGCGCGGCGGTCACTTCGCCGGCGGCGGCGAGCCGGGCGCAACGTTGGGCGTGGTGCCCTGCGCCTGTTGGACCGCCTCGGCCGGCGTGGTCGGGGCGTTCGGCGTGGTCTGGCGGGTCAGCGCGGCCGTCAGGGCGGCGAGTCCGTCGTTCGTCTTGGCCATGGTGCGCCAACGCTTGATGTCCGTATCGGTGACGCCGGGGACCAGTTCCCACGTGGCCTCTGGCGGAACGTCCATCATCTGAACCATCTTGCCGAGGGCGTCCACGACGGCCGCGAACGAGCGAGCTTCGGTGTTGCGCCAACGAACCTGCGCGTCGTCGACCGGCGTATCGCCGGCGGCGACGGCGGCGAGACTGAGAACCTGTTCCCATGCCTCGCCGAAAATGAGCGCGTAGACGTCGCTCTGACGCTTCGTGACGTCGTACAGCGAGGCCAGTGCTTCGGCCGCGACGTTGACAAGGTTCCCCTTGAGCATGCCGGACGGGAGTTGGCCGAGCGTCGCGAGGTGTTCGAGCGCCGCGTCGAGCGCGGAGAGGTGCCCTTCGACGTGCGTCTGATTGAACTCGCCGAACGTAGCCGTTGACTGGTCGGTGACCCACAAGCGGTCAACGGCCGCCTGAAAGGTCTCGATCGGCTGCCCGAAATTCGGGTTCGGGACGTCGATCGTCGGGGGGTTGACGGCGGGATCCGTCGAGCCGTTCGGGTCGAACGACGGGTTCGGGATTGAAATCGTCGTGTTCTCGTCGGTCGGGATGACCAGGCCAGTCGCCCACCGCTGGCGGAACGACGCGAAATGCATCGCCATCATCAGCGCGAACACGCTGTCGTTGATACGGTCCTGAACGATCACCAGCGGCCGGATTATGCCGGTCGGTTTCCCGTCGAGGCGGTCGCGGAACCGGACCATCGGCGTCACGCCGAGGCCGTGCTGTTCGGTCGTGATGAGGCGGTACTCGGAGCCGGAACCGACGACGGTATAGACGTTCTGGTCGTCGATGATCTCCCAGATCATGTCTCCGTCTCGGTCCTTGCCACGGTGGCGTAGACCGTACTGCGGCCACTCGTCGTCCTCGTCCTCGTACCAGGCCATTGACCGCAGCGGGTCGAGCGGCCGGATAACGGGGGTCTTCTTACCGCCCTTCGCCTTGCCGGGGAGTACCAGGACGTAGCTTGCGCCGTACTCGATCGCGCCACGGTGGGCGATCGTCTGGCGGGCGTCGAGCTTGTTCGCTTGCCAGTAGTCCCACGCCGGGACGTTGTCCTTCTGACCTGACTCGCGGTAGCCGTCGACAAACAAGAGCTTGACGAACGTGTCCGAGACGCGCGGGAGCAGGTTCGTAATGCTCCGCTTCGCCATGATCAGGTATTCGGCGCGGTGCTCGCGCGGCATGTACGGCAAATCGTGGTCGCCGTCGAGGTATCTGGCGACGACACCGTGATGACCCTCGCGGGACACTGCCTCGCCGTGCCTGCTGATGAGGTCAGCGGCCAGCGCGGCGGGGTTGCTGATGATGGCCACTGCCTCACTCCTCCTAGGGGGTCTTCGGGCCTGATCGGGCCTTCGCTTCGGCGGCGGCAATGGCGGCGCGGTACGCGGCGGCCTGCTGCTGTGCGAGGGCGGGGTTCCGGCGGCCGTAGCCGGTCAGCACGCCGACGCCGCCGCGCTTCGCGAGGGCGTTCGTACCGGTGATGCACGTTGCGGCCATGCGGGCGAGCAGCATGGCGGCGAGCGCGTCGACCTTGTGCGGGCTCTCCCGCGATTCCTTGCCGAACGAGATTCCCCACCGGCCGGGCCGGCGGCGGGCGTTCAGCACGTGGCGGCGTAGGCGCGGGTCCGCGTTGTGCGGGATGGCCTTGTCGCAGATGGCGCGGTGAAGTGCCTCGGTCGCGCGGACGGTGTCGGCGCCGTGGGCGCGCATGTCCCAGGCGATCGCGTGCTTCGTGGTGGCCTTGTGATACAGCCGCTCGCCGTAGGTGTCGCGCCAGTCGTCTACGTCGGTTTCCCACTCGGCGACGTCGGCGAAGAACGCCACGACGTCGAGGGTCGCGAACGCGTTGTCGACAGCGCCCCGGACGGCCTCTCGGTTGACTTCCCAACCCTCGCCGGCGGCGCCCTCGGGCCGTTCCCAGAGGCCGAGGACGAACGGCGCGCCGTCGCTTACGCGGATGGCGACCAGGGCCGTGCTGTCGTCCGTACGGCCCCCGTCGAACCCGAGCGTGACCGTGTCGCCCTTGCGCCACTGGCCAGGCATCGCGCACTTCAGCGCGGGGAGCGCGGGCAGTGCATTCGAGTCCCATTCGCCGGCGGTCGCCCATGCGTCAGCGGCGTCAACGATCTGGTTGAGGTAGAAACGACAGCTGTCCTCGATCGGAGTGTCGGGCGAGTAGATCTCGCTGATCAAGTCGTCGAGTTCGACCCACGCAACGGCATCGCCGTACGCGCAGCGCAGCGCGGTGCGTAGCGTCTCCTCGTTCGCGAAATCCTCGTCAGTGAGGGCCGGCGCCTCGGTGCTGTCGTAGAGCAGATCAGCGCGGCGCGTGC